GGAATACGGACGAGCCTAAAGAGTTCGACAGGTTCCAGATGGAAGAGCTACAGATTCTAAAATACCAAACGGTTGAGCAGGTAGCAACATCAACGGATTCTCAGCTACAGCGCGTTGGTATGAGTGGTTTTGCATTGAGAGAGAAGGCGAGGGCGTATTTGGCGAAACAAAACCAAACCGCTGCCTCTACCGCTGTCGAGGATGCTCAGAAGCAGATTGAGATTCTCAAAGGTCAGGTAGCTCTTCTAAGCAAGCCTAAAATGGGAAGGCCAAAAAAAGAGGATTAAAGTATGTCATCCACGATGCTGCAACTGGTCACACAAGTAACAAACGAACTAGGTGTTAGTACCCCAACATCGGTTGCAGGCAATACAAATCAGGATGTAATCCAGATTCTCGCACTTATGAATGCTTCGGGGTACGAGTTACTCCGCAAGCATGATTGGCGTAGACTTACAAAACGGCATCAGTTTTACACAGAATACTTGACCACCACTGGCACATGGACTGATGGTGGTACTACAGTCACAGCAATACCTTCGACCACTGGGCTAGACAGCACCTACCAGCTATACGGTGCAGGGACAACAAACGATGCCTTAATTGTTACTGTTGACTCTGGCACGCAAATAACCGCCGATCAAAAATTCACTGAGTCTGCAACAAACGCTGCTATTACCTTTATGAAGGTAAAGTACACGCTGCCGTCCGATTACGACGCTACAGTACCTAGAACTCACTGGGATCGTGATAAACATTGGGAGATGCTTGGCCCAATTGACGCTCAACAATGGGAATGGCTGCTGTCCGGGTACATCTCTACAGGCCCACGCATACGCTGGCGCTTGCTTGGTAAATACTTTCAGATATGGCCCGGTGTTTCAGACAATGAAAACTTAGGCTATGAGTATAGAAGTAATGGATGGGCCGAAACCGCAGCAGGTGTGGCTAAGACGAGCTTTACCATAGACACCGATACCTGCATATACCCAGACCGTTTAGTCGTTCTAATGACAAAACTGAAGTATTTTGAGGCTAAGGGCTTCGATACTACAGCTATGTACAGAAACTTCTTGACAGAACTAGAAGTAGTTATCGCTCAGGATCAGAGTTCAGCTAACTTGTCGTTTGCTCCAAGACCGAATACAGTCCTCATCGGATATGACAATATCCCAGACAGCGGCTACGGGTCTAACTAATGTTCCCAGCACAGAAAACCGCTGCTCAAGTCGCTTCTATACCTGCTCCGGTAGGTGGTTGGAATGCTCGTGATTCTATTGCGAACATGGAACAGACTGATGCTGTACAGCTAGTCAACTTCTTTCCATCCTATTCAAACGTAGTTCTACGCGGCGGGTACTCTAACCACGCTACAGGAATAACTGGTCAGGTTGAGACTTTAATGAACTACTCAACTGGTACGGGTGAGGAGCTATACGCTATTGCACAGACTAAAATATACGATGTTACTTCTGCTGGGCCAGTAGGCGCTGCTGTAAAGACGGGTCTGACAAATGCTAGATGGGAATTCATCAATGTCACGACTGGCGGCGGTAGCTATCTATATCTAGTCAATGGTGTAGACGCTCCACTGTTATTTGATGGCACTACATGGGCTTCTATTACTGCTATATCGACTATAGCCATAACAGGCGTTACGACTACAACATTAAACAATATAACCCTTTTCAAAAATAGAGTTTGGTTCAGTCAAAAAGATACATTAAAGGCTTGGTACTTGCCGACCAATGCAGTTGGTGGTGCAGCACAGGCTCTCGATCTAAGCTCTATTGCTAAGTTTGGCGGTTACATTGTAGACGTAGCTACTTGGACGATTGACGCTGGGTACGGGGTCGATGACAACCTAGTATTTATTACAAGCAATGGCGAGTGCATTGTGTACTCAGGTACAGACCCAGCAAGCTCTGCTACTTGGGCATTGGTTGGCGTATGGAAGCTAGGCTCTCCGATTGGTGATCGCTGCTTCATGAAGTACGGCGGTGACATTCTAATCATTACATACGATGGATTAATACCCCTCGCAGCATCACTACAAAGCTCTAGGCTCGATCCTCGTGTGGCTTTGAGTAACAAGATACAGGGAGCGATTACAACGGCCTCTACGCTCTATGCAGACAACTTTGGCTGGCAGATACATTACTCAGCCAAGAATAACGCTGTATGGGTAAATGTGCCTGTAGATGAAGGGAACAATCAAGAGCAGTATGTAATGAATACGATTACAAAGTCTTGGTGCAAGTTTCAAGGCTGGGAAGCCAACTGCTGGGAGGATTTTGAAGATAATCCTTACTTTGGCGGCAATGGCGTTGTCGGCAGGGCTTGGGACACAACCTATGCAGATAACGGTACAGACATTAATACTAACGTGCTGCAAGCGTTTAACTACTTTGAGCAGCGTGGTGTAAAGAAATACTTTACTAGAGCTAGACCATCTATTTTTACAGACGGGCTACCTTCTGTCCTAGTCTCAATGAATATCGATTACGACGTATCTGACCCTACATCTGCCTTGTCTTATTCTCCTAGTTCCTATGGGCTATGGGATATAGGGACATGGGATGCGTCATCATGGGGACAAGGACTGATGATTACTAATAACTTTCAAGGGATTACGGGAATTGGGTATTGCGGTGGTATACACCTTAAAAGCGCATCACAGACCTTGCAACTCGAATGGGCGGCAACTGACGTAGTGTATCAAACTGGATGGGCTGGCATATAGTACAAGGCGATTCTGTTGGTGCATGGGTAGCGCAACAGACCACAGGATCGTATCATTACAATGCTACAGCTATAGGGCTGGAACGAGAAGGACAAGTAGTTGCAGGGGTGATCTACGAGAGCTTCATGGACACCACGATTACCTGCCATATAGCAATTGCTGGCAGAGTTAATAAGACGTTTCTACGGGCGATATTTGATTACCCGTTTAGAGTGTGTAATGTAGATAAGATAATAGCTCCAGTCATTGCAGATAATGATAAAAGCATTAATCTGGTAAAGAACATGGGATTTACTGAAGAGGCTAGAATTACGAGAAGTAACGGTGATATGATATTTTTTACGCTGTTGAAAGATAAATGTAAATTTTTAGGAGGCAAGTATGACTAAGAAATCAACGCCACCACCAGTGCCAGATTATGCCGCAGCTGCTCAACAACAAGGCGCTGCTAACGTAGAGGCAGCTAGGGCTACGGCAAAGTTAGGCAATCCTAACATCTACGGGCCTTTAGGTAGCCAGACTATTAGCTATGAGGGTGACATTCCTACTATTCGTCAGAGTCTTACTCCTGATGCTCAGGCTACTTTAGGAGCGCAACAGGGCGTAGAGAGATCGCTTGCAGAACTTGGTCAGCAAGGTGTTGGACAAGCTAAAAATACTAGGCACTCCGTTTAATCCTAACTTGCCGGGCATTGATACAAGCATTGCAGAGTCAGTTTCACCAGTCAATCAAGCGGCATTTAATGCTGGAAGCGCACAGAGGTCTGTTACTGGCCCTAATCTTCAGCAAGGTATAGATACGTCAGGAATAGCCGCAATGCCTGTAAACGCAGGTATGACTGGTCAGCAAGCGATTATGTCTCGGCTTCAACCTCAGTTAACGCAGAATGAGGGAATGACTAGACAACGACTTGCTAATCAAGGTCTAGTTGCTGGTGGCGAGGCTTACGAGAATGAAATGCGTACTATGGGCCAGAACAGAAACGACTTAGAGCTACAAGCTGCCGCACAAGGTATCAATCTTGATGCAATGATGAATCAGCAAGGCTTTGGACAGGCTCAGGCTCAAGGTCAGTTTGGCAATGAAGCTCAACTGAACCAGTTCCAAGCTGCCTTGCAAAATGCAGGCATGGGCAATACAGCGCTACAGCAAGACTATCAGAATCAATTAGCTGCACAGACTGCACAAAATGCTGCTATTGCTCAAAACTACAATCAGCAACTAGGTCTAGCTCAGTTTGGGAATGAAGCGCAGCAACAGAGTCTTGATCAGCAACTTGCACTGCGTAATCAGCCATTAAATCAGATCACGGGCTTAATGAGTGGATCACAAATACAGATGCCTCAGTTTCAAGGCTATCAAGGCGCTAATATCGCTGCTGCTCCGATCTATCAGGGTGTACAAGATACGTTTCAAGGTCAGATGGATCAGTACGGCATCAGACAGCAAGCAAAGAACAATATGATGAGCGGCTTAATGAGTATGGGCGGCTCTCTTGGCGGCGCGGCGATGATGTAATGCTAGGACTAGCTTTCTCAGGCGGTAAAGATTCTCTTGCTTGTTGGTATCTATACAAAGCTAAGAATCCTATAGTTTTCTTTGCCAATACAGGCAAGGCTTACCCTGAGACTTTAGCAATTGTTGAAGAGATTAGAGCAGAAGCTGTCGAATTTATAGAGATTAATGTAGATCAACAGGCTCAGATTGACGCTAACGGCATACCTAGCGACATCGTGCCGATTGCTAATACGTTAGATGGAATGATTGTATCGGGTAAAAAAGATGTTCTGATACAGAGTCACTTAAACTGCTGTATGGAGAATATTACTCTACCGCTGCTTGAAGCAATGAAAAAGAGGGGCATTACTCAGCTCATCAAGGGCCAGCGTAATGACGAATCATTTAAGGGTGAGTCTAGGCATGGAGCAGTTGTAGACGGTATAGAGTACATACAGCCTATAGAGAAGTGGACGAGTAAGCAGGTATTAGACTTTGTAGCAACGCAGCGCGGTCAACTACCAGAACACTTTAGCTTAAACCATACAAGCCTTGACTGTTACGACTGCACAGGATTTATGAAGGACTCAGCAGATAGGGTTGAATGGACTAAAGTAAACCATCCAGAACTATATGATAAGTATGCGTTAAACATGAGCAAATTAAAGGGTACAATCATTCCAATCGTTGATTTAATGAGGTAGTTATGGCAAAACAGAATTGTAAATTTCCAGATGCAGCAGCCGGGCGAGATGGCTAATCCACAAGTAGTTGGAGTTCAGCAGCAAAATCGCCTGTCTTTGGCTGAGAGACTAAGGAAGTATGGTCTTGGTCAAGATGAGTCTGGCGCTCAGTCTTTTGCTAACTCATTTAATCAGCAATCTCAAGATCAAATGGGTCAATCACAAGCTACCCCTATGAGTCCACAGCAGCAACAAGCTGGTCAAATTATGAAAAACTACAATGCACCCGGCGGCGGCTCACAAACTGGTTATTCACTTACTTCAGGACAAAAACCTGCCGGAATGTTCGCTGGTGCTGGTGGTGCAATTAACAGAGGGGCAAGCAATGTTGGTGGCGCTCTCAAGTCGGCTGCAAGCGGCTTTGGCAAACTTTTCGCATAAGGGAGATAGTCATGGCAGATAACCAATTCATTAACTTCAACTCGCAAGATGTTGCCGATATGTACAGGCGTAATCAGTACGCCAGAATGCTACAAGATCAGGCCGCTGCTCCAACTGAACCCTATAGCTATAAAGGTATACAAGCTCCTATACAACCTACACAAATTGCCGCAAAGATGGCTGCTGCTCTACTAGCTGGACATCAACAGAATCAGATGGATGAAAGATATGCTAATGAGAAGGCTGCTGCTGAACAGAAGATGGTGGATGAACGTGAACGTAGTAACCAAGCGTATACAGACTTCCAAGCTGGGATAGCTCCGAAACCGGGCTTTGGAGCATCTGGCAGTGTTGGAGATTACGGTGGTCAGGAAATGCCATCACAGTCACGATCAGACGCAGAGCGCCTTGCACACTTAATGAGTTCTATGGGAAGTGCTGATGAGAGAGTCCGTAGTTCTGCAAAAAATTACTTAGATTATGACGCTACTAAAGCTCAGGAGAAAGCAAGGTTAGAAGAGAGAGCGCAAACAAGAGAAGATATGCTCTCTGGTAGAGCGCAAGCACAGCAAAACTACGAAGGTACGCAAGCACAAGCTCAACGTATTGGAGACAGAGCATACGGACTTCAGCTAGAGAAGCTGAGACAAGGCAGGTTGCCAACAGCGGCAGCGCAAGAGAAAGCGACAGAGAAGCAGCAAGGAGCTACAAACGCGGCAACCACAATAAATCAATTGGCATCTGATTACAAATCTTTAAATAAGATAGGTGGACTTAGGAATTTAAATCAAGATGTAGTTGGTAGGTCTGCCGCTAGTCTTGGAAATGCTCTTCCTTACGCATTGCAAACTAAAGATGCTGCTATGCTGCGCGAAAGAATTGATGCAAATATTCAATCATTACTAGGCCCGTTAATGAAGGCTTCTGGTATGACTTCGCAGCAACTAAACTCAAACGCAGAAAGAGAGGCGTTTATGAAATCTCTTGGTGGGCCGGGGACATCATACGAAACAAATATGTCGATACTACAGAGAGTAAGTGACACACTGAATCCGGGTTCTAACAAGGAATCACAAAGAAATGCTGATATGGATAAGTACGCACCAAAGGGGAAATAATGGCAGACATAGAGAGAGCAAAAGCTGCTTTTCGTGCTGCACACGCAGCAGGGGATACTGATGCAGCGCAGAGATTAGCAGATTACATTCGTGCAGATGAAGCAATTTCTACCCCTACTCAAAAACCAACAGAATCTAGCTCTATGACACGCGGTAGAGGGGCTGGAGGCTTCACTGGTGGCGCTTTAAGCGCATTGCAAGGCCCAACACTAGGCTTCTTGGATGAGGCTGCTGGAGTGGGTTCTGGTGCGTTATCTGCTCTACAAGGAAAGGGATACACTCCTGGCTACGAGTCTGGTCGTGACTACATTCGTGGCGCTGTTAAGCAGCATGAAGAGGACTATCCTATTGGCTCACAAGTAGCTAGAGGCGTTTCATCGTTACCATTGGCTTTAATACCCGGTGGTCAGGCTCGTACAGCTACAACACTAGCTAAAGCTCTGCAAGCAGCAAAAGTAGGCGCTGGATATGGCGCTGCTCAAGGAGTCGGCGAGTCTACTGCTCAAGATGTAGAAGGCTTAGGTCGTGATGCTCTATCTGGTGGCGCTTTAAGTGCTGTAACTGGTGGAGCATTAAGCGGTGTAGGGTCAGGAATAGGCGGCATAGCAAGCAACGTAGCGCAAAGAATGTCGCAGGGTAGTGCAGGTCAGGTAGCTCGTGAGAAGCTGGCAGAGGCTCTTGGCAGAGATGCTAGAGGCACATTAGCGCAGACTCCGGGCGCTTTAACGAATGCTACAGACATGGCTGCTCGTAGAATGCAGAAACTAGGCCCAGAAGCTACGATAGCTGATGCTGGTGGTGCTAGTTCAAGACAATTACTCGATACGCTGGCTACATTGCCGGGTAGATCAAAACAGCTTGCAGAAGGGCTAATTAGAGAGCGTCAGTCTGGTCGTGCTGGTAGATTGACTGCTGCTGCTAACGAATCTCTAGGTACTAAGGGTGCTGGATACCAAGACACCATGCAGAGCTTGATTGATAGAAAGGTTACAGAAGCCGCGCCATTGTACAAACAGCTCGAAGGTATGAGCGTTCGTGTAGACCCAGAACTAAGCGGTTTACTGAAGGCTGCTGATAGCGCACATGGTGGAGCAGAGTTACTTTCTAAGCTCAGACAAGAAGTGCCAATTAACATATCTGCTCTAAAGGCTGGAGATGATATACCTTTTGCTGCACTAGATAAGATCAAACAAAGTCTGTATGACTTAGGCGAGACTTCTAAACGTGCTGGCAACAAGGAAGTAGGTGCTGCTTATAACAAACTAAGAATCTCTCTTACTAATAAGATGGATGACCTATCTCCACAAAACGAGGCTGGCTCTATTTACAAACAGGCTAGAAACGCCTTCTCAGGCCCAGCTCAGCTACAGGATGCAGTAGAATCAGGGCGTGGTGCGATGAAAGCAGACGCTATCGGCGTATCTGATATGATGAAGGGAATGACTAAAGACCAAGTAGAAGCCTTCAAGGTCGGAGCATTGCAGTCTCTTAGAGACAAGGTAGGTACTGAGTCTGGTCAGACATCTCTCCTTAAAATGTGGAAAGAACCTGCTACTAGCGGAAAACTCAAAGAGATATTTGGCAACGACTACAAGAAATTTGCAGCAGATGTAGCTAGAGAGGCTAGGTTAAAAGAGCTAGAGTCTGTAGGCAGAGGTAGCCAGACAGCATCAAGACTATATGCCGCTGGTGACTTAGACGCGCAACCAATATCTAATGCTGCACAAGTAGCTACAAGTATAGGCTCAGGTCAGGCTCTACCTGCAATAGCTGGGAGCGCACGAGGAGTAGCTGGGATGTGGAACAAGGTACGCACTCCAGAAGCCACTAGAGATGAGATGGCTAGACTGCTTATGATGCGTGGTCAAGGCGGTCAGCAAGAGTTACAGAACCTAAAGCCTATGATGGATAGATTAGCGGCAGAGCGTTTGCGTAGAGCAAGCCTTACTGGTATTGGAGCTGGACAAATTCAAGGAGGTGAGTAATGTCTTACAACGGGAGTGGGGTATTCACAATAAATACGGCTGGACAACCAGTCATTACTGGTACAACCATCTCCAGTACAACATTTAACAGTCTTACGGCTGACTTAGCGACTGGTCTGACTACAGCACTGACTAGGGATGGTCAGTCTACTCCTACCGCTAATATCGGTATGGGCGCGTTTAAGATCACGAATCTTGCCGCTGGTACTGTAGCTTCTGATGCTGCTAGGCTCGATCAGGTACAGGGTGGTGCTGCTACATTCATCACAGTAACTGGGACTGACACTCTTACGGGTACAGTCTCCCCTGCGCTATCAGCTTATGCTACAGGCAATCAATTTAGCTTCTTAGTTGCTAACACAAATACTGGCGCTGTCACCATCAATGTGGACGGTATTGGTGCTAAAGCAATTACGCGGACTGGTACTACTGCTCTAGTTGCTGGAGACATGGTTGCAGGTCAGGCGGTCGAGATTATCTATGACGGTACGCGCTTCCAATTGGTTAACGGCAACTCATTTACCAATCTTAAAGTCTCAGGAACTCTAGGTGTTACTGGTGTAGCTACTTTCACAGCACAGCCAATCGTATCGAGTCTGACTGCTTCACTACCTGTATTTACAGACGCTTCTAAGGGTCTAGTAAGCAACACAATGACGGGTACTGGTAACGTAGTTATGTCTACAAGCCCTACTCTGGTAACACCAGCACTAGGTACACCTGCAAGCGGAGTAGCCACTAACCTCACGGGGCTACCGTTAACCACTGGTGTAACTGGCACACTGCCAATAGCCAATGGTGGCACTAATGCGGTAACGGCTGCTGCTGCAAAGATCAGTTTAGAGGTAATTAGTGCTGCTACAGGCTCAGAGATTCTGCCTACTGGAACGACAGGACAGAGAGATGCAGTCCCATCAGCAGGGTTCTTACGGTTTAATACAACCAGCTCAGAGTTTGAAGGATATAATGGCGCAGCATGGTCAAGCGTTGGCGGTTCAGCAATAACGAACGATACGACCACAGCGACTAACCTATACCCAGCATTCTTAGGCGCTACAACTGGTACTGCTACAGCAATATACACAGGCAACGCTAACTACCTCTACAAACCTTCTACTGGTGAATTGAGTGTTAGAGCGCCAATAGCAAGCAATGGATTAGTGCTTAATTCGTCTACTGTATCGTCAAGCTATACGATAGCTACTGGATTCAATGCTACTAGCTGTGGGCCTATAACGGTATCTGGTGGCGTTGTGGTAACGATTAGCGCAGGTCAACGCTGGTGCGTTCTCTAGGAGATATAAATGGCTTCAACTATTGCGGCAGTAACAACGGGTGGGGGTGGTGTAATCACCACAGCAGACGCCAGGTAACCTCTCATTACTCTCAGGTGTAAATACAGTAGTTGCTGTGACCTCTACTGGTGTGGCTGTAACTGGTACTCTGAGTTCTTCTACTGGTATAAACACACCAAACACATTTGGCTTCAAGAATCGCATCATAAATGGTGGGATGACTACCGATCAAAGAAATGCTGCCGCATCACAGACATTTACAGCCGCAGGAGCTTTGGCTTATTCAGTAGACAGATGGTATGGCTATTGCACAGGTGCTAACGTAACAGGACAACAAGTTGCTGGTTCGACTACTCCAACTAATACTCAATTTAGATATAAATTTACAGGTGCTGCATCTGTTACAGCAGTTGGATTTGGGCAAAGAATTGAGCAAAAAAACTCTTATGATTTGGCTGGCTCTACTTGTACGCTATCAGCAGACTTGGGTATATCGGCAACGCTAACGACTGTGACTTGGACAGCTTCTTATGCCACAACAACAGCCGACACATTTGGTTCTTTGGCAAGCCCAACTATAACCCAAATTGCCACAGGTACATTTACAGTAGGCGCAACAGTCGCTAACTTCTCTGCAAATATCAGTATTCCAGCGGCGGCTACAACAGGCATACAAATCTTGTTTACTGTGGGCGCATTAACAGCAGGTCTAACTTGGACAATTGGTAATGTTCAACTAGAAAAAGGCTCAACAGCTACTTCGTTTGATTTCCGTGACTATGGTAGAGAGTTGGCGATGTGTCAGCGGTACTATCAAGTTATTGCTAGTGGGGCTAGTGCTTATTTCTGTAATGCAACGGCACAAACAACATCAAATGCTTATGGTGCTGCTAATTTGCCAGTTAGCATGAGAACAAGTCCTACTGGGTCAGTAGTTAGCGGAACTAATTATTATAGATTTTTATCTTTTGGTGCTGATGATTTTGTTGATTCAGTAAATGTTACAGGACAAACACCAAATATTGTAATAATTCAAAACAATACTGAAATTAGCCAAACACAAGGTCGTTCTGGTGTTTTCACTTGCCAAAATGCCGCAAGTTTTGTTGCTTGTCAAGCGGAGTTATAAATGTATAAATTAATTAAAATTGGATTTTCAACAGAGCCTAATTGTGTATCTACGCAACAAGGAAAAGATCTATTAACCATTCCATTCGACCCTGCCAATACAGACTACCAAGCCTACCTAGCGTGGCTTGCTGAAGGCAACACACCTTTACCAGCAGATAAGGAGGTAGCATAATATGGCAAGCGTAATTGTCGCGGGAGACACATCTGGCAGTATCACAATAGCTGCTCCGGCTGTAGCAGGGTCAGGCACACTAACTCTACCCGTAGCCACAGACACACTAGTAGGCAAGGCTACTACAGACACGTTAACTAATAAGTCGATAGCAGCTTCCCAGTTAACAGGGACTATTGCAGCATCAGCCCTACCTGCTGGCAGCGTTTTACAGGTGGTTAATTTTCAGACAGGTGCGGTGTCAACAACAACCACCACAATTCCTGTTGACGATACTATCCCGCAAATTACTGAGGGCGCTCAATTTCTATCACTAGCGATTACTCCAATAAGCGCAACAAGCAAACTATTGTTTGAGATTATTTTAATGGTATCCACATCTGGAGCAAATGGTATAACTGTTGCTTTATTTCAAGGGGCAACTGCAAATGCAATTGCTGCGCTTCTAACTAATTCCGGGGCAACGTTTAATACTACTGCCGCCTTAAATTATTTTATGACGAGCGGAACAACATCATCAACAACCTTTACAGTTAGAGCTGGACCGGGTGCTGGAACTTTAACTCTCAATGGAAATAGTTCGGCAAGGTTTTTAGGTGGAGTTATGTACTCCTCAATCACAATCACGGAGATAGCAGCATGATTAACTATTCTCAAATACTTACACTCAACTATGCTGGTACTCAGTGGGCTTTATACGGCGAGGAATACTCTGGTCTGGAATGGTACGACTCCACTCCAAAGCCAACACAAGAAGAACTTGATGCTCTATGGATACCTACACAAGAAGCCGATAGCAAGTCTGCCAACAAAGCCACAGCATCATCACTACTATCTGGCACTGACTGGACTACCATAGCTGACGTTGCTAGTCCTACAAACAATCCATACTTAGGCAACCAAGCAGACTTCATAGCCTACCGTAACACTATCAGGGCTATTGCTGTATATCCACCAGCTGGTGAGATAGTCTGGGCTACACCGCCAACTGAAGTTTGGCTACAAGGAGAATAATATGACGATGATTTTGGATGGCGATCTCTCAAGCTAATGCAGCATAGCATTTACTGGATTCACTGTTTAGATCATACGGATATATTTACTCAAGGCTATGTAGGAATATCAAAGTCTGCTGAGAAAAGATGGGTTCAGCACTTTAAGAGATCAGGGAATAGACATCTCAACTTTGCCATTGAGAAGTACGGTTGGGATAACCTAGTAAAAGAGAAGATAGTAATTGGTAGGAAAGATTACTGTTTAGACATTGAGAAGAAGCTAAGATCAGCAGATGGGATTGGTTGGAATTTAGTGGCTGGTGGAGGATATCCGCCACGGGCAAAGAAGGGTCATACTAAAGGTGTCCCTGCTTGGAACAAAGGCATTCCTTGGTCTGCTGAAGCTAGGGAAAGCATTAAGAATAATGTGACCAAGCTTTGGGAGAATCCTGAATATAGACAGCGTATGTCTGATGCCCATAAGGGGCAGTCATCTCATATGAAAGGCAAGAAGCATTCTGCAAAATCCTTATTGCAAATGAGGCTGGTAAAACTAGGGAAGCCATCTAGCAAAAAAGGATTTAAAAATAGCGCAGAAACTGTACAAAGAATGAGAGAATTGGCTATAAAAGAATCTTGGGTATGTCCTTATTGCAGCAAGCATGGCAATGGCAAAGGTGCTGGGAACAGGTGGCATTTTGATAATTGTAGATTTATAAAGGAAACGTCATGGCTCTAATTTTGGATGGAAGTCTTGGTCTCACTACTCCGGGTGTAGTAAATACTGCCGGTGAGACTATAGCAACAACACTGAGTGTTACGGGTGCAACAAACTTGGCAGTATCAAGTGGTAATGTAGGTATTGGTACTGCTAGTCCTGCAAGTAAATTAGATATTGGCAATACAAATAACTCTCAATTTTTTCAAAATAGCGGGGCTACAACTGGCTATTCATACGGGCTTATTCAAAATACAACAGGCAACCTTTTGTTTGGGGTTATTGGTTCAAGCGGGAGTTTTTGGGGTGGTGGGGGTAATGCTCCTTATGCAGCCACTATTGGCACGACAAAAGCATATCCTTTGACCTTTGGCACCAACGACACAGAACGTATGCGTATTGACGCCAGCGGTAACTTGCTATTCAACTCTGGTTACGGTTCTGTTGCCACTGCATACGGATGTCGTGCTTGGGTGAACTTCAATGGTACTGGTACAGTTGCTATTCGTGCTAGTGGGAATGTGAGTAGTATTACTGATAATGGTACTGGTGATTATGGTATTAACTTTACTACCGCCATGCCAGATGCAAGCTACTCTTGTGTAACGTCTGTCCAGTAAACGGGTGGTGCGGCGACATGGGTGATGTTAAATGATAACGGCGGTTTTGGAAACAGCGCACCTACAGTATCTTTGATTAGACTTGGTGTTATTTTTTATAACTATACATATCAAGATAACGCGTATGTTGAAGCCGCAATCTTCCGCTAAAAAGGAGCAACCATGAAAAGAATAATATACAAACAAGAAGATGGCGGCGTAGCAGTTCTAGTCCCATCACCAGAATACCTACAAGATCACACTATTGAAGAACTTGCTGCCAAGGATGTTCCGGCAAATACTCCATTTGAGATTGTAGATACCGACACAGTTCCAACAGACCGACATTCTAGAGGAGCATGGACATGGGCATAACAATAGACTTCACCAAAGCACAAGAGCTTACTCGTAAAAGATTACGCCAAGAACGCGCCCCACTGCTAACAGCCTTAGACGTACAGTACCAACGCGCTCAGGAAGATGGCAGAGATACCACCATTATCATCTCAGAGAAACAAAGACTGCGTGACGTTACTAAACTAGCAGACCAAGCCAAAACGCTGGATGAACTCAAGGCGTTATCGGCATGACCATTAAAGCGAAAGCTAAAAAAGTGGTGAGCAAGGTTGATGAGGTTATTGTAAAGACCGACTCCACCGTAGACCATGCACTTGACATAATTAAGTCCTCCAAGCGTAGTATAATAATTATTATCTTAATTGTTGGTCTAATTATTTGGATGGTATAAATGGACGGTCAGGTGATAATCAATCTGTTGGTGGGTAGCGGTCTGGGTGTACTAGGCTGGTTCGCTCGACAACTCTGGGATGCAGTTGAGAGATTACAGCATGACGTTAAGGGTATCGAGATTTGCCTACCATCGAACTATGTCCGAAAACAGGATATGTCCGATTTGAAGCATGATATAGAAGCAAGGTTTGACAAGATTGATATGACGCTAGAGAAACTCTTTGAAAAGCTCGACACCAAAGCAGATAAGTGAAACGAAAGCGTGACTCTAAGACTCTGTGGCTGAACGGCTTATTGGTCTTAATACTAGGATTAATTGAACTAGCAGCTACTACCTTTCCTGTACCGCCGATTGTCTACTCAACTATGATATTCATATCTGGTGCTGGCAACATGATTCTCAGGTTTTACACCTCAGAGGCCATTAAATGATTACGCTACAAGACTACTTTAGCGACAAGCCGCACCCTAATGAATACAATCTCAACGCTTTAACTTTACTATACAGGGCGAATAACTTACTAGCTGCGTATACGACTGACACTGGCAAGATGCCGGAGATCAATCCAATTACAGGTAGTCAAGTCTCAGGCAGTAAAGGTGGTGATGGCGGTTTTAGACTTCCTACATCTCTAACTGGATCATCCAAGTCAGCGCACAAGACTGCACAAGCTGTTGATATTTACGATAAAGGCGATCATCTTGACCTCTGGCTGGATGCAAAGCCTGACGCACTAATTAAGTATGATTTGTACAGAGAAGAGCCAGCATCAACAAAATCTTGGTGTCATCTTTCTACCCGTAAGCCATTGTCTGGTAAAAGAACCTTCAAACCATGATATGGGCTGGATTACAGGCACTATCTCTAAGTAGTAAAATTGCTATCTGTACAACGCTCTGTGCTGCATTGTTTTCTACTGGTCTATACGTTGGTCACAAATGGGGAGTATCGTCTTGCTATGAGGCTACAATCGAGGCGCAGAGGCATACCATTGAGACAGGGATCAAACAGGCTGTGGTTTCAGATAAAACGGTCACAGAATATGTGGACAGAGTACAGATTGTGCAAGGAAAGAGCAGAGAGATAATTAAAGAGGTAAAAGTTTATGTACAAGATACTTGCACTTTGTCTGGTGGCTTCAGGCTGCTCCACGACAGCGCCATCTACAATGAACTTCCCGACCCCGCCAGAATTGCTGATGCGGAAGCCATTGGCGTTGAAGCCGTTGCCCAAACTGTTCTTGAAAACTACCAAGCCTGTAATACCAACTCAGAAACTCTCTGCAGCCTCCAAGGCTGGGTTAGAGAGCAGTCAGCCATTAGATGAGTAAGTTAACAATACAGGGCGGTTAGGTTAACAATATAGGACAATTAGGTTAACAATACAGGGCAATTAGTTATACCTGTTTTAGTATATAACTTGATATAACTACTGTTTGTACTGACCGCTAGAATCAAACTTCTTTTTACCAGCAGCACAGGCAGGGCAAATCCTTCTAGTTACTTTACCTAATTTATTGTAGATAGGCTTCCATGCGCTCAAGTCTTTATCTATGACATAGACGGGCTTCTGACACTGCATACAAAACTTTGTGGTCATGCAGGTGTAGACATATTAAACCTCACAAGTAGAAGTGGTGATTCCCACAGGTCTTATAGAACGGTCTACCCCACTTAGGGTTAACTGTTATAGCGTGGAAATGCGTTGCTAAAAATGTACCGTCTGAGTATAGCGCAGTTCTAGCAGACTCTTCTGCTTTTAACCATGCTGCCGATTCTTTGTTAGGTCTATGTTCTGGCTTCAATACACCGTTGTTTAGCTTCTCAGGAACCCAAGAAAACTGGTATGGAGCTAAAATAACTTTCTTAATATCTCCGTCTGTCATCCTGTTTAATACGACCTGCGCTACCTTTATTTGACAATGCTCAGGCTCTCCACGAGCCTCGAACCATACTGTCATCGTTAACCACATTAGCATTTCTGTCATTTTACCTCCTATAGTATGAGTCCTATGAGATAACCAATGATTACGAGGATCACTACTATCGGGGCCATTGCGAGAAAGACAATCAGTCCTTCGTGGGGCGATAACTTGCGCTTAAATTTCGTTGTCATTCTTTCCCCGTCAGTATTAATAAAACACTTAGCAGAGTTTCCTCGCTGATTCCATGAACTCGCAGGAAGCCTCGGCTACCTAAACCATGCACCCCTGTAGCCCCTCGGTGATGTTCTGGACACAAAGGAATAACAGGAGCATTTTCACGCCGACCACCATTCCTAATATGGTGAAGTTCTGCGGGGGTATCATACACCCCTTTGTATCGACATAGGATGCAACCAATATCCGCGATCTTTGCGAGGTCTTTCTTCTTGCTCAAATCTGAACCTTCCAATAATCGTCCCAATACTTCTTGTCTAACACGACATTGTTAATGTCGCTAATGAACACCTGCCTATCTGAGCGAGTATAAACTACGCCGTCCCGGCAATGAATTATGGCTGGAACGCTAACAAGTCCACGCAAGAAGCCTATCCCTGCCGGCGTTATTTTGTATTTACCTGATCTGTGTGGGCCATGCTCTGCAAGTCCAAACCATACCAGTCTACTGACATGAGCCTGTACTCGATAGGGTGCGCGGAGCATGACCCCACCAACTAGCATACCGCTTCCAGCTTGCGCCTGTATCCATTCGTCACCTTGTAGGGCGGCTTTTCCCATCATCTATAATGTTTCTGCCTTATGTTTGTCCATTCGATGTGGATTAAGTTTCCTGATCTTTTGATTACAACATTCGCAAACTGGCTGCATATATCCTCCTATGATGTCGATTTAATTTCAAGTCGTGCAGACGCTTCCAGTGACCTCCAGACCTCTATCTTAGCCTCTGCCCCTACCATGAGCCATCGCAGCCTCTCAGACTCTTGTAGGGCCATTGCTAGGGCTTTTAGATGTTCGATGTATTCATCATGTGCATAGGCGTAACTTTCTTTGCCACTTTCGGTCTTTGCATCTGACTCGATCATAAGCAGTGCTTTCTTAGTCTTACGATACTCTGTCAGGTACAGCAAATTAGCCTTAGCCTGAGCGTAAAGCTGGGCGTGATCTCTGATGAAGTCTAAGGCTTTGAATGGGTTGATAGTGTCAGTCATTTCAATCTCTCTTTAAGTAGTTTAAAGGCTGTTGCTGCACACAAAGGGACTTGTCCATTCCCAATGGCCTTAAGTCTGTCCACCCTAGCGGCCACCCCATTAGCCACTCTACCCACGTTGGGTTCAGTTGACCACCAGCTTGAGCCGCCAAAGTCGGAGTGTTTCTGTTCTTCTCTGATGGAGCGTTGGTTTCTTTCGCATTGTGCGCTGTTGGAGTGGGCCATTTGCTCCCCCCGTCCAAGCCTGTCGTGTTCGGCGTGTGGAAGAAAGTCTCGTTGTCCGGCAATAATCCAGATTCTGTCTCGCCTGTGATTTGCGCCAACATCGGCTGCTGATAACACGCCCCATTCCGCATCGAACCCCATCGAGGCCAAGTCTCCAAGCACTGTTCCAAGTCCACGAGAAGTGAGCATTGGGCTGTTCTCCACAAAGACGTACTGGGGTCGTACCTCGCTAATAATTCTTGCGAATTCCTTCCACATTCCACTTTTTTCTCCGTTGATTCCAGCTCCTTTTCCGGCGCAGCTAATGTCTTGGCACGGAAATCCTCCCGATATAACGTCAACAATTCCTCTCCAAGGCTTTCCGGCAAAGGTTTGAACGTCATCCCAAATCGGGAAGTGCGGGAGAAGGCCGTCATTTTGTCTGGCGCACAGTACGCTTGCGGGGTACTGCTCCCATTCGACTGCACAGACGGTTCGCCATCCAAGCAATTGTCCTCCAAGTATTCCTCCACCAGCACCCGCGAATAAAGCCAACTCATTCAACTGACCCTCCGTTAATCAAAACTTTCCCCTACTAAGTAAAATTTGCGATTGGTGGTGCGTCCGTTTCCAGTGATGATCTTCTGATCGACGAGGGCTTTTAAGCTACCGCCAAGACTTGAGGGCGAGATAATGTGTCCACCCAAAGCCTTTTCCAGCAACTCTCGACGCTGAACCCCCGGCTTTTTGGTTATGTATTTCACTATGTCTCGCATCGCCTCGGTCATTCTTTTACTTGGTCTAGCGCGGCTTTCCCTTTTGTAATCCCTCATCTCCATCGTTCGCATAAGCCTAATTCTGTTGGCAGAGTCTCGCTTCTGGCGGTTTAATTTATTGATACTGAGAATCTCATCAGCGATTCCAACAAAAGAACCTTTGCCAGTCAGGTCGAAGTATTGACAGCCTACAGGGTAAGTCATGAAAGCCTCATTAACTCAGTCCAATTATTAATTTGTGGCAGTAGCTTTCTACCGTGAGTCTCGCTGATTCTACCAAGTCTGATAGCTTCTTTAACGACCGCTTCTCTGCCGTACTTATCATCTCCCAAGCTAGGGAACCACTCGACAGGTCGAGAAGTCTGGCGGGATTCGTTTACAAGACGAGAATAAGATTCTTTGAAGGCCATTCGAGCAGCGACTTGATCGCCTTCATTAAGCAAAGGCTGCGCGGATTGCATAGCCGTTAACATCTCCTGACTCAATACGGCACTGACTGACTCATTGCGAGGAATCATCGCCCACGCTTCATCGGCAGAAGGTCTACCGTCTTGGGCTTGTATGATATGAATCAAATCTGAAGGCTTCGGAGCAAAAGGTGAACTCTGAATGTGATATGAGAGAGCATTTTTAAGATCAGAAAACGAATACTTATCCATCGAGTTCGCCCAGATCATTATTGAAGCTGGCGTTAGTTTCGTTCCGTAGACTTCGAAAGTACCGATTAAAAGATTGTTAAATTCCTTTTTCTCACTCGTGTTCATATATAGCCCCTTCTTCTTGTTGGTCTAGTTTTAAATTGAAAGCATCTACCACCGCCCGATTCTGATCTGCAATAGACAGCCTTTCTACTCGACCGAAAGACTTATCACGCCTTACCCAATTACGCCAAGTAGCAAACCAGTCGAGTTTAATCCCTTTGCTTCCGGGTTGAGCCTTCCAGTAGTCGTAGAATTGATCGTATATGGAATGGACTTTAGCTGCGGTTAGTTCTGGTCTTTCTAGTATCGCCCAGTTCACCCATTCATCATGAATCCGGGGGATGGATAAGCGCGAACCGCGCAGACTCTCTATAGTGGTTAATGGTTCTTGGTTTGTAGTTAGTGGTTTATAGTTAGGGTTAATTTCGCTTTCATCTCGCTTAACGGATTTAAGCGGCTCGGTTTTATCCCGCTTGGGTGCTGGCTTTGGAGGTCTGCCACCTTTCTTCCCATTCGCAGTATTTGCCTTAATCATGCCGTGATATTCGGCAATTTCTACATCAATGCGTTTATGGATGTATCCAGTTTCCGTAAGTTTGAAGAAGTCATGTAGGACATTCTGCAATAACCCAAGCGAGTGGTTATCGAGCGACAAGCGGCGAATAACCGACTCGGTTTCTTTCGGTATTGGTAACTCGTCTAGGTAGTACCAGTCTATCAAGCTGCGATAGATGTAATGCTCGATCGGAGTTAGGTGGGCCGTATCCTTCCGATAGTCTGCAATGTTAAATTTATAATAGTGCATATCAATATCCTTTACGGTGAGAGTCGGTAGTAACCCGACAGGCATACAACCATAGAAAGGGGTAGGCCGTAAGCCCTGTTCTCACCGGAAAAAATACTGAATTGCATAACTGACTCCCTCTCTGAAGTCGGGGTTACTAATCCCGATATGTATATTATGTATTACAAACTCATTCTTGTAAACTTTTAATTTTTACGACACAGGCACCGCCTTTAACAATGGTTCCACGGGAAACCATCAACTGATCTACCTGCGAGTCATCATCGAATACGCCAGCAGCTTGTAGAGCATCGAGCAACGGCTTCAGCACGTTGTCTATGTCGCGCCTTCTGCGATCTGGCGCATGAAGCAAAACCTCTACTGACACTTTATCAGCACCGAACCTAGCGCGGCGGCTGGCAACGACCACCTCTAGCTTGAAATTATTGGCAGTCTTGGTCAAGAACCTAGTAGAACCACGAAACCCCCAGTAGGTGTTCACTGACGGCGGGTAGGGTAAATTTAATCTTATCATAGTTATAAATTGGGATATAATACTTGTTGGCATTTTGCCATATTTGGAGGTTGAAATGGAAAAAATTATAGCCGAACCCGTAACGATGAGAACCAAATTCCCAGATCATCTAATCGGTAGACTACCAAAACCTACAGCAAAACAGACCGAAGAAGTACGAGCCGACTACACCAAAGGTATTAGATGTGTAGAGTGTGGGGCTTGGCACCATCCGAAAGTAGTACACCTCGATTATGTAGGTCACGCTGCTTTAACAGATCGGCTTCTCGATGTCGATCCTAGTTGGCACTGGGAGCCGCTTGCGTACGATGAGAACGGACTACCCTTTGTAGACTCAGAAGGCGGGATGTGGATTCGTCTGACAGTCTTGGGAGTGACTCGCTTGGGTTATGGAGACGCACAGGGAAAGGTCGGGGCTAACGCCAGCAAAGAACGGATCGGAGACGCTCTGCGAAATGCTGCAATGCGATTCGGCGCAGGTCTTGAACTCTGGCACAAAGGCGTACTTCACATAGAAAAGGAAACGACATGAACCCGTCATCACAGAACTTTTGGTTACTTGAACAGCTAAAGAAAAAACGCCGGATAACTTCTCTCGACGCAATGTATGAGGCGCAGTGTATGAGGTTATCGGCGCGGGTTTATAATCTACGCACGATGGGCTATAACATCCACACAGAGAACGTCCACCTCGATAACGGGAAGGTTATTGGGAGGTACTTTCTAAAATGATAACTCAGGGGATTGATTACTTATCAGCCAAGTTTAAGATTGATACCGAAAATGGGGTTGTTTATTGGGCTTCTAGACCTAAGAATAACAGAGTTTTTGTAGGGCAAGAAGCGGGGCTTGCGAAAGAACAACCTGACGGGAAAAAATATTGGGTAATAACACTTGATGGAAGAAAAATTAAACGCTCCCAATTAATTTATTTGTTTGTACACGGGTTTCAATGCGAACAACAAATAGATCATATCAACGGGGACTCTTTAGATGATAGATCGGCAAATTTAAGATCGGCAACAATTACCCAAAATGCTTGGAATCACAAATGCAGGGCTAGAAAAATTAATTTGCCTATGGGCGTTAGGAATAATTCTTCTGGAAAATATCAGGCTCGAATTACAGTAAATAAAAAGGTCATTTATCTAGGTGCTTACAATACACCAGAAGAAGCCGAGCTTATTTACCAACAAAAACGTAAGGAGTTTTACGGTGAATATGCTTAATATAATAAAACAGGGCAGTGAAGAATGGTTCGCGCAGCGGCTTGGTCACGTTACCGCTAGTCGTATGAGTGATGTGCTTGCAAAGGGGAAATCAGGAGAAGCAGTCACCCGCGCCAAGTACAGGATGCAGATCATTGCCGAACGTATCACGGGTCGAGTTGCCGATAGTTTTAGTTCTGCGGCGATGGAGTGGGGTACAGAACAGGAGCCTTTCGCTAGGACGCGATATGCAGCCGCTACGGGGCGTATTGTAGACGAGGCTGAGTTCTATACTCATCCTACGATAAAATGGCTTGGCGCGTCACCTGATGGGCTTCTGAACGATACAGGAGGACTATTAGAAATCAAGTGTCCCAATACCCAGACGCATCTCAGCTATATGCTCGACAAGAAAGCCCCGGCTGCTTACATTAATCAAATGCAGACGCAGATGTGGGTCACGGGTCGGGCTTGGTGCGACTTTGTATCTTTTGACCCGCGAGTGCCGGAGCATCTTCAGTTATTTAT